TCTGCAAAGCACTCAACCATGCCAGTTGGAGTAGCAACGCTAAGGCTTGAGAAACCAAAACTTGCATCTGACTCACCAGCTTCATAGCGGCGACGATTGTTAGCACCTGCAACAGCAGCACGACCTTCAAGGTCAATTGCCAGCTCTGCCCAGTCAGTTGGGTTCATAAACAATGCATCTGGTCGGCCACCCTCACGAGCAACTTTAACACCAGCATTAATAATGGTTTCCATTACGCTGTTTGCATATGACTGACGTTGACCGCCAAGGCGTGTGCTGTCTACTGTGCGATCTACACCAAAGAATGTATCAGATGTAACACTGGATGGAAGCCACGCATCAAGACCTGACATTTTAGCGCCAAAGTCGCCTTCAACATAAAGAAAATCATCAGCAGACAAAGATGCAATACTGTCAGTTGCATTACCAACTACAGTCAAAACATCGTTATCACGATCAACACCAGTAACTTCAAGAGTGCCTGAGTAAAGAGCACTGCCATCAGTAGCACTGCCTTTAAGACGCATACCAACTTCAAAGTTAATTGCATGACCTGCAACAAGCTCAACAGTAGTGTTGCCAAGACTTGGACTCGCATGAATCTGACCAATAGAGCCAGTTCCGCTGCGAAAAACATCACGGCCCATTGCACGTGAAAGTGCATGAAGAGCTGAGTCAGTTTTAGACTTTGCAACGTCAAGCAGAGAGCCTTCATTGCCGTCAGCTGCAAGCAAAGTTTCGTTATCAACGCTGACTACTGCGTAGTCTTTTACACGTGTAACAACAAAATCTTCAAGCTGGGTTCCGCTACGGTTGTTTTGTGCAGTTGCAAAAGTAGCACTACGACCATTGGTCATGCCATATTCAACTGCATAAGTTGCATTTCGCCCAGGAAAAGTAGTTTCTTTTGGAAGCATAGCCAACAAGGGATTGTTCTTGTAGACCATGTTTTCGACCTTCTTGTACGGATACATGTCCTTCATGGCCGCATCGAAGTTCGTTAAATTAAAGGAAGCCATTGCCTCACTCCTTTGTAAAAATTAACTTGTAAAAAGTTTCCCGTCCCATTTTTCACGAATTTCTTCATAACTCATGTTGCTGTTGGAAACTCTTGTAGGCTGTTCTTTAAATTTAGCCGATAAAGTTGCTTGCGGCTTATTCACTTTTCTAAATGCTTCTGGATTGTATCTTTGAAGTTTTTCTAAGATCTTGGGATCTGCATAGAAACTTTCTTCATGCTCTTTGATTGCTGATTCTAATTTTTCAAATGCTGCTTCGATTGATAATTCTTCGCCTGTATTTTTGTAATGCTCAGCCATGCCTTGTGCAATTTCTTGGGCAGATAAAGAATCTGCTACAAGTGGATATGTTTCAGAATAAGACTGACGATACTGATCTACATCTGAAACAAATTTATTAATTGCAACTTGCTGTTGTTCCCTGGCTTTTCTTTGCTGCTCTTTTTGTTCTTTTTGCTGAAGCTCTGTCTTAAGCTTAGCAAGTTCCATTTGTGTTTTTGAAATACGATTTTCACTGTTGTTTGCGATGGCGTCATCCAGGCTGCCTTCAGCTAAACTTCTTTGGAATTCTAAAGGATTTATACCCTGGTTCTTTAAGAATTCATGAGGGTTGTTTTTAAGAAGCTCTTGATTTTTCATCAGCTGTTGAAGCTGCTCTTCTTTTTTCCTCATTTCGATTGCTTGTTTTTTTGCAGCAATCTCATTGGCCCGCTTCTCTTTGTCTCTTTGAACCTTATCGAGAAACTCTCTACTTTTTGTTTTTTCTTTTACTGCTGCTACTTCTGCTACTTCTGCTACAGGCTCTTCTTGAACTGGCGCGTCTTTTTCAAAAATATTAAAAGACTTAGGCTCTTGTGGTGCTTCGGCCACGGCCTCTACTGCTGCTGGCTCACTTGCTGGAGCATCTTGTACTGGTGCTTCACTCATTTATATCTCCTACATTACGATCCCAGGAGGTAACCCTGGCATCGGCGGCGCTGCTGGCGCTGATGGTAATTGCCCAGGCATGCCCGGAGGCAATGCGGCTGGAGCTGCTGGCATTGGTGGAGGCGGCTGAGAAGCCTTAATTAAAGACTCTGCTTGAGAAATCCATCGCCTTAGTAGCTCAAGATTTTCTTCATCAACATCTTCCATCATTGCTAAGTTGTATGCTTGCTGGAATCGAACGATACCAAGCTCAAGGTTCATATATGGTTCTGGTGGGAAATATTCCCCATCTTCAACCATGCGCTCAATAGCCATATCGAGAACTTCAATATGAGCATTCTTCAGTTTGTTTGCTTTTTCTAGGTCAGGGAAATCGAGTAACTGGTGAGCTTCTTCTTTTGTAAATAACCCATTCATGGTCATTTCTGTAACTGAAGCTAGTTTTGCTGCTGGTGTCTGGGGAAGTGCTCCAATTGGTTTTACTTGAATAATAAATTCATCATTCTCAAGACTGATATCCTCCCAGTTAACTTTCTCAAGACCAGTTTTCTTATCAAAGCTAGCAACGATGTACTCATCATTATCCCTGTGAGCATCCCTGATAAGTTCAATAATTTGCGATGAAGCATCAAGAAACATTTGCTCGTAAGCCTGGCCTACAACCATAAAACGTTCTGACTCAATATCAGAAAACTCACGAAGAGCCCGGCCTGACTCAAGTCCAACTGGCTTCTTGCTTTGAGCTGCAAGCTGACTGATGCCTGTCATTTCATATGCCCGCTCTACTAAGCGATCTAAGTGAGCAAACATTTCACCAGATACAGAGCGAGGAACAAAGAACTGAGGAGGCGTTCCTCTGTATTTAATTGCACCCCAAATTCGATTGTTTAGATGGGACTGCACAATCTTTGAGGTATCTTCAATAAATACTTTAGGAGTTGCCAAGTGCATCTGCTCTTGAATCCTGGCAAGCAATTTATTGATTTCAACCTGCATGCCTTTTACTTCTCGAGCTAATCCATTGCCCCAGAAGCTTACAGGGTTTTCAGTCCATCGAATAAATGTAAAAGGAAAATGGTCTTTAGTAAATTCAGAATCTTGCAAGGTAACAGTGTCAGTACATATTACATGTCTTCCATCGCCTGAGTCTGGCCCGCTTGGAAGATGCCATGCTTCATGACACTCCACCATATCTGAACTTCTTGTTTCACCCTCATAATCATCTGCTGGCTCTGAATCCCTGGAAGCCATAATTTCTTTTCGTTTTTCAGGAAACAATTCAGCAAGAACATGGCTAGATACTTTGCGCGTCTGAAACATTTGTCTTGGTGAGCCACCATTTTCTGTTTCAAGAGGATCTATTGTTAGCTCTGTTACTGGCACTCTTTCAGCTTTAATTTTGCCAAACTCAGTATAGTATTTAATAATCCCTGTTCCACTTATGCATGCATCTAGAAAAGCTCTTTGAGCAATTGGATACATTTTCATAGAGTAAAACTGACCCTGCATGAGCTTATCAAATAACTTTGATTTTCTTTTTTGAGAGTAGTTTCCGCCTTCTGTCAAAAAACTGACAGCTGGTCTATGTTTAGAAATCTTGGAATTAGCGGCTTGGCAGAGGGAGTGGATAATATTAAACGTAAGTCTTGGCTGCCTCATCTGGGCATATTGGACAGAGCCATAAGCATATCGAGAGTGAATTGGCCTGCCATTGTACAAGCCCATAAATGTAGCAACATCATTATAGTAATGCTCTTGCTCATCTCTGAGAATGCTAATGAATTTACCGATAGCAGTATGGGGATCTTCCCCTGCTTGCCACCAAAAAGTATCTCCATAAACTCCATAACTCATGGCGTCTCAGCACTCCTCCACAGATAATCATCATCTGTAAAACCCAGGTCATCTCTCCTTAGTTCATCAATATTTCCTGAGCCCGGCTTTTCTGAATCAGCATCATAGTTATCAAAATTAAAACTACCCGGCTGAACACTGCCTATTGGCTGCATTTCTTGAACTATCGGAGTTTGTCCCCACTCTATTTCAAACTCAGCGTCTTTATATCTAGTAACACCAAAATCACTTAATAGCTTCAGCATTGCTTTAAGTTTTTTGGTTGTAGGACCTGCGCCCATATCTCGTTGCTTTTTTTCAGTCATTTGCTTCCTTAGTTGCTGTAGAGGTCAGAGTCAGCATACCCAATCCCCCACACTTCAGAATCATAATGCTCTTCATGCTCTTCCTCAAGAAGTTTTTGCTCCATCTCGTCCTCAAGTCTCCTGAAGTACTCTTTAGACCCTCTTTCAGGCTCATAACCAAGCTCCTCATAAAGATAGTGCCTAGATTCTTGCCATGCATAAAAGCAAGCATCTGAAAGGTGATTCTCAAATCTTCTATCTTCAGCTGTCCCGGCCTTGTTGTACTGGAGCTTATCCCACTCTGTTAAAAGCTCCATGCCCCGTTTAACCTTGATATTGCAGGACTTTAGCTCTGAATTCATAAGTTTAATCATGCCTACTTTGTCGCCAGATTTATGAGCTGGCTTAATTGGAAGGCCGGTTCTTTGCTTAAAGGTTTCCATGACCATCTTTGAGGCGCCGCCACCTGTATCCATGACGATTGCAGTAAAGTTATAATCACACATAAATCTGTGAATTTTTTCCTCTACTTCAGAGGTAAGCATCTTACTTTGCTTGAATTCATCAATGACATAAAGTGAAGGGTAGTCAGGTGTCCAAGCAACAACCACAAAGGCCGTAGCGTCATGATATCCGAGGTCGATCCCGAGGACATACTCCCACTCATCACTGACTGGTCTATCCTCGAACAAATTGTCCTGACTATAGTTATAGACGATTTCCTGATTGTCGCGGACCCAGACTCCGAGGTACTCGCGTTTATAGGAGGGGTCGGAGGGGTTGAGGATTCCGTTGTCGATATCCTTCTGGATAGCTCGGACAGCGTGCTGCATGTAGGGGTTGTTTTTAACTGTCCACCTGTGAACTGAAAAATTATAAAAACTTTTTTCAGTCACATCATAAAAAAATCCATAACAAGAAGAGTTAGGGGTAGAAATCATAACAAGACTTCCATCCCTATCAAGCAAGGCCGGGGTAAGAACCTCGTTCACCAGTTCCTTCAGGTTAATATTAAAGAATGCAGCTTCATCTAAAACAGCCAAGCTAAACGCAGCACCACGAAGTTTATCTACATCACTGGCATCGTTGGCGCCGGTGAACATAACTTGAGAACCATTAGGAAATGTAGCGACAAGATCTGCATTATTAAACTTAATGCCAAGACGAAATCTATGATTAGCTTCTTTGAGGGAGCTCCAAAGAATACGCTTAGCCGCCTCCCTAGTACGTGCGATATACACACACATTGTACCATCAGCCTCTAAGCACTCTTTGATAAGATAACGCCCTGCAGCATAACTCTTCCCACTACGTCGAGAACAGATAGCTGCTTTTCTTTTTGATTTATCATTAATAAAATTAAGCTGTTCAGGGAATAAATTTTTAGTGAGGTTAAGCATCCTGCTTTTTTCAGAGTGCTTTTGAGCTACATTTTTCTGACCACCGGTAAGACCATTCCTTACAGCATATGCCTCTAGAATTTCTCTACTGGTGACAGAAAGAGAAGGGAGCTTGGATTCACCCTTTGAACCTTTTGGTCTACCCATGATAGCTCTCAACTTCATCTTTGCTATGGTCATTAGACAATAAAGAATAGATATATGCTGGAAGAAGATTGGCTATAAATCGAACATTCCATTTATCCCTAGCATTTATAAGCTGCATGTTATGTGACCAGTAGGTACAGAACACTGTTGATTTCTCATCAGGATAGATATCTCTTAGCAATTTTTTGCCTATGCCATTATTTCTAAAGGCTTTTTTAACAAATACAAAATGAAGAAGAGGTGTTGTTTCGATAGACCCATGAGCAGCCCAGCCAAGAATATGATTCTCATCATCATCAGCACAGAACACTTTAATGTTTCGATTATTATAAGCGTTGTCTATGACAAATCGCGTCATACTGCTAACAGCCCTGGTTGGGCACTTTACAGATTTAATCCACGAATCATAAATAAAGTCTTCATCAATTGCTTTGATATCTCTAATCATTTTACTGCTCCTTGCCGCTTTTGGCATTTTCATGTGCTTCAGATTGCTTTGCTTTGGCCTTTCGCTCTCTTACCGATTTGGCCACAAGTCTTTCAAGCTCCTGGTTAGATAGCTGAGCAAGTTCTGTAGATTTTAGTTGTGACTCAATCTCGAGAAGCTTCTTTAGTCCATTAAAACAGCTATCAAGCTTAGACATTTCTTTAGGGTCAAGCTCTTCGTTGTTGTCCGCCTTTTCTTTTAAAAGACTTATTTGGCTCTCAGTGATTTCGTACAGATCGCTCCAAAGACGGTGTTTGTCCTTGGATTGTACAATCTTTACCTTCTTGCCCCTGACCGCATAAGTTCCCCCAGTGTCTCCGGCCCGTCTTGCTTGCGCCATGCTCATTCTCCTGCTGCATTTGCTTTAATAAAAGTAAAGCTGTTCTGAGACTATCGTCAATCATTGGATATAAATTCCTCACAATGAATACTAGATGGCTGTTGTATCAGATTCAACTCTGCTTTATCGTGAGAGAACTGGTTACGGAGTAGACGCGATTAAGTTCCGGGGGAGCTTACCTAAACGCGGACACGCAACCCTTATCTCCTTACATCTCATCAAGTACCTAGCTGCTGAGTATCACCGGTAAGCATAGTGAATGAGGGTGGTGCCAACTAACCAGGCGCTTAGACACAATACAGTACGAGAGAAATCTCTAATCTGCGGCTTTTGCTAGGAAACCGGGGGGGGTGTTTTATAGGATCTGTACCTAAAGATAATAAATATTATTAAATAATAAAGATTATTATATATAACGCACTGCGCTAAACCCAAAATAGGTAAAAATTCATACAGGGTGTTTAACCTTTTCTTAGCTTTGTCTAACCGGGGATACCCCCTCCCTTAATAGATTTGTGTTGTCGCGAGTGTTTCGGTCGGGTTCACGCGGCGGAGTTGGCTCGGCCTACTTTGCTTGGCAGCAAAGGCTCGCTGTCGCTCATTCGCGAGGCTCATTCACTCCCTGACGCTCGCTCGGCCTCGATGCGTACCGCTAACCTGCGGTTATCGCTTCGTATTTCCCGCGCTGGCGCGCTCCTGGGTTCAACACACCCCCGGTAAAATAAACCTCTGCACTACGCTTCGTACCGAAAATCAAGCACTTACACTTGGTTCTACTTGCAAAAAGCCGGGGTGAATTGAACTAAAAAACTCCTTTTCACTCCGTTTTTTCCCTGTTCGGGGCGCAAATGCTTACTTGTGTTTCACTCGCAAGG